CCCTGACTTACGCTACTTCCCATGGACACTCAACGTTAGCGCAGAAGCCCCTTACACTGCATCGAGTAAAACAAAAGAACTACTACTGCAGAAACAGAGGGAAGGAGAGATTGATGATCCGTATATCACGTTTCACAATCTGTACGACGAAATTTTCCACGATAACAGGACACACATTCATGATATTAAATACATGAGTCCAAACTTCTGGAATTTAGACACCGGGACACCAATCCCCTATCAATGGACTACACTCCATTCCCGTACACATACGGTCAAATCAGATAAACCAGATAAAATCCGAGCGGTTTTCGGCGTTCCCAAGCTACTATTAATGGCTGAGAACATGTTCATTTGGAACCTACAAAAGGAATACCTAAATGACAACGTCCGATCACCAATGCTTTGGGGGTTCGAAACCTTCCGAGGCGGATGGATGAAGCTATGGAACAGACTTGCTACCAAGCAAAAGAACACTGTCCTATCAGCTGACTGGTCCGGCTTTGATCACAAAGCACTCCACGAAGTCATAGACGACGTCCATGACATTTGGAGATCATACTTCGATTTCGCTAATGGCTACGAGCCTTCGAAATCAGATAAGTTTGACTATTCTGACACAGAAACTAACCCCATCAAGATACAGCGATTGTGGGACTGGATGACATATTCAGTCAAACATACGCCTATTTTGGCCCCTTCAGGTATGTTATACCAATGGAAATACAATGGAATTGCGTCCGGCTTTCAGCAGACACAACTCTTAGATTCATTCGTAAACATCATCTACCTACTTACTTGCCTATCAGCATGTGGTATTGACATAGAGGCCGATAACTTTAACATCTTGGTCCAGGGAGATGACTCACTTACCACCTTTGCCGAACAAACAGCAATAGGAGAAGGAAGAGCATTTCTAGTTAGATTATCACACGAAGCAAAAATTCGCTTTAACGCAGACCTTTCCCCCGACAAAACATCGTTTGGGACTTCACTCAATGACGTAGAAGTCCTAAGCTATCGGAATAGAAATGGCATAGCATACAGAGACCCAGCAGAGGTTCTGGCTAAGCTACTCTATCCGGAAAGAGCACGTACCCTCGAGACCACCGCAGCCGCGGCTCTCGGAATGGCTACCGCCCTAATGGGCTGTTCACGCCAAGCGTACAACACTTGCAAAGACATTTTTGACTTCATAACCCTTGAACTAGGCCGATGGCCGAGTGACAAGGATTTCACAGGACTTGCCCATGGCAAAGCATTCTCATCATTCACCGGAGTTACGAAATTTCCAACCTTTGAGGAGACTGTCGCCATCAATTTCACTTATACAGTGAGATCTAAACAGGACAAGAACCAATTGTGGCCTATCACGCCCGTCGGAGAAATTAATTTTCGATTTCTTTCACCTTAGTTGAAAGCAGACTTTCTTTTTTTGAGATTTTAACGAATTTCATTTGTTCATAGTAACAAAAACCAACCAAAACCAAAAAAAAC